GTAATTATGTTGAAACGTGTGGTAATCACTTTATTCTTTTAGTAGAGGATAATGGAAATGCTACTCCCGCCGTTCTAACCATGAAAGCGACTCAATTGAAAAAAAGTCGTAAATGGAATTCAATGATGTTGAATCTCAAATTGAATGGTAAGAACGGATTATTCACACCGCCATCTTACAGTCATTACTATCGTTTAAAAACGGTTAAAGAAGGTAATGACAAGGGAAGCTGGTATGGTTGGGAGGTAAGCAGAGAATCTCAGCTTGACGACGCAAATCTCTATGCCGTTGCAAAAGGATTCGCGGAGAGCGTTACCAAAGGAGAGCGTAAAGTTAAATACGAAGAAGATAATTCTACTTCATCTAACGACAAAGTCCCTTTTTAATTAATTAAGGGGGCGCTTGCGCCCCCTTTTATTTTAGAAATATTATGGATAAAGTAGAAAAGTTTAAATCGATATTTAACGGATTGGATCGCGCTTATGGTCAGTATAAAAGCGAAGGACCAAAAGCTAATGGTAAGATTGGCGGTAAAGCCTTTATCATTAAAGAGCCCGTCACGGATAAATTATGGACAGACCATCTAAATGGAAAAGATCCAAGTCTTGGAATCATTCCCATTCGTGATGATTCAACCTGTTCATGGGGATGCATCGATGTTGACACGTATCCATTAGATTATAAAAAAATAATTTCTCACATACGAGAATTAAAACTACCCTTAGTCATGTGCCGTTCCAAAAGCGGCGGGGCGCATATATTTATTTTTCTGAAGGAACCCGTGCAAGCAAGTCTTGTACGTGGTAAATTAACGGAATGGTCAGCGGAGATAGGATATGCAAATTGTGAAATTTTTCCAAAACAAATTGAAATTAAAGCCGATCGCGGAGACACTGGCAACTTTCTTAATCTACCTTATCATGGCGGTGACAGTACTAATCGGTATGCTTTTAATGATGATGGGAACGGTTCTTCATTGGACGAGTTCTTTTCTTTATATGATACTCACGCGGTGGATCAAGAAACTTTGCTCTCTATTAAAGTTAAAAGAAAAAAAGAAGTAAAAGAACTGGAAGACGGACCACCTTGTCTTGCCACGTTAATGTCGCAAGGAATTCCAGAAGGCGGACGCGATAACACATTATATCAATACGCTGTATATGCCAAAAAGAAATGGCCTAATGAATGGCAGGCTAAAGTGGATGAATTCAATCATAAGTATATGGAAAAGCCATTAAGCTCAGCACAAGTTCAAAAAACAATTACTCAACATGAAAGAAAAGATTACCAATATAAATGCAAGGATCAGCCAATGTGCGCTGTGTGTTCTCCGATCGTGTGTCGATCACGGCAACATGGTATTGGCGATTCTTTTGAACATAATGTTTCTGATTTAATGAAACTACAAAGTGATGAATCGCAGTGGTTTTTAAATATTGATGGGCAGCATATTTCTTTAAATACGGAAGAATTGTTTGATCAAAATAAATTTAGAAAAGCGTGCATGGATAAAATAAACATCATTCCCAATCCCATGAATCCCAATGCGTGGACGACACGACTGCAACAACTGTTAAGAGACATTGAAGTAATAGAGGCGCCGAAAGAAATCAGAAAAGAAGGACGATTCAAGTCCTTGCTGGAACAATTTCTCGACGACCAGGGAGCCGCGGAGCACATCGATGAAATCAACATGGGCAAGGCGTGGTTTGACGAAGGCAAAGCTTATTTCAAAACAGACGCCATTCAAACGTTTCTGGAGAAAAAAAGATTTAAGGATTTCACTTCAACGCAAATACATGCGAGCATCCGTCAAATGGGCGGAGGACACGCACGCAAAAAAGTACAGGGTACAGCAACATTCATGTGGTACATTCCTTACACACAAAAAGAAGAAAAATCTTTCGCCGTGCCGGACCTGGAAGAGAAGACGGAGTTTTAATGAGAGAAATAATATTCGGACCTCCTGGCACTGGCAAGACAACGCATCTGTTGCGCATTGTGGAACAGGAATTAAAGAATAAAGTATCCCCAAATCGCATTGGATACTTTGCTTTTACAACAAAAGCATCCGAGGAAGCGCTCAAACGAGCCACAGACGATTTTAATTATAATGCAAAAGACTTTACCTATTTCAGGACACTGCACAGTTTCGCCTACAAAGAACTGTATCTCAAGGAAGAGGACGTGATGAATGATGATGACTATGCATTCCTCTCCAACAAACTGCAAATCAAGTTAAGCAATCCCAATAAAAAAATCAAGTCGTATGGCGCCGGTCTGCCTGATGATGTTTTCACTCGCATCATTGATCTCGCAAAAATTAACGGCACCACGGCACGCGCACAGTTTGATCATCCCGACACGGGACACTTGCCGGGAGGATGGCTGAAGCTGGATTACATTGAACGCGCCATGCAAGAGTACAAGTTTGGCGGCAAGCATCCAAGACGTAAATATGATTACACCGACATGCTGATTGAATTTAATAAAAAGAACATTGACGCTCTGCCGCAGTTTGACGTGGTGATCATTGATGAGGCGCAGGACTTGAGCTGGTTGCAATGGCAAATGGTCAAGCGCATCGCGGAGAGAACAAAGCGACTCTACATCGCCGGTGATGACGACCAGGCCATTTTTAAATGGGCTGGAGCCAGACCAGAATTCTTAATCAACATGAAAGGAACGAGAAAAGTTCTCAGTGAGTCCTTTCGTCTTCCTTTCTTGATTCACAAGAAAGCGAACAGTCTGATACGACGCGTCAAGACGCGCGTTGATAAGGAATGGTCAGCGAGGGACGCGCAGGGTGAAATTAATTATTATCCAAGCGAACAGTTGAGTAAACTCATGCAAGGAGAATGGCTGATTCTGGCGCGCAATAAGTACAATCTTGACCTGTTGGAGGAGGGGCTGAAGCTGGAAGGATATTACTATCAGAGAAACGGCTCAACGTCCGTGGACGCAAAAGCAGTTCGCGCCATCAGGGCGTGGGAGAAGATCAGGAAGGGCGGTGAACTGTCCTTGAAGGAAGTGAAGGATTTTTATTATTACATGCTTGTGGATAAGTCTGTGAATCGCGGGCATAAAACCATGCAGAAGGCTGACAGGGAAAAATTATACAACTACGATACACTGACCAAGGAACACGGATTGAACGTCAGCAATAACTTTCCGTGGTTTGAAGCGTTCGACAGCATGCCACGTCTCAAGTCCACCTACATTAGAGCCGTGCTTCGTCGCGGTCAGAAAATTACGCATGACCCGCGCATTAAATTGTCTACCATTCATGGAGCTAAAGGTGGCGAGGCAGATCATGTTATGCTATTGACAGACTTGTCCAAGAAAACGGATGAGGCATACTGGCTGAACAAGGATGAAGAAAGACGAGTATTTTATGTTGGTATGACACGGGCAAAACAAAGTTTAAATGTTATTCGATCAAAATCGAATAGAGAATTCACGGAGGTTTTTTAATGGTTAAAGGTTTAAAAAGAAATTTAAAATATAAAGATAAACGGGAAGATGGATACATATTTATACGATTTAGAAAAGAAATAAACAAAGACGGATTTCATAGGGAAGAATGGCAACATCCTTATCATAGATCAAATACTTATAGAGCAAAGTATGATTTAAAATATAAAGAATCAGAAAAAGGGTTTTTTAATATTTTATGGCAATCAATAAAAAAATCAAGCAAAAAAAGAGAAGCTATCAATTTTATTAAAAACAGAGATCATCTTTTAGAATTATGGAACAACCATAAAAAAGAATATGGTCCTCATTGCAGATACACTGGAATCGAACTTACCACTGAACGATCAATGGGAAAAGGTTGGAAACCAAGCAGACCTACCAATCTATCCATTGATCGAATAGACCCTAGACTTCCTTATGAAGAAGGAAATATTGTCTTTTGTTCATGGGAATTTAATAATAGAAAAAGTGGTGTCACACTTGATGACTGTAGACGAATACTAGAAGTGTATAAAGAAAATGAATAAACTAGTGCGAATAAAATTAACCGAGGAAGAAAAAGCATTGTTAAAAAAACTTAAGGATTCCATTACTCCCGAAACTATTGAAGAATGGGGAAGAAATGAAATGCGATCACACATTAAAGATGACTATGCTCCTCATCCCGAGGCTAAAGGATATACAGATAAAAAATGAACAGCAGGGACTTATTAAAGGAAACAATCAAAGTCATAACAGGTCCAAGGGCAAAAGATTATGGTGACAAGTATATAAATCATGTTAACATATCAGAGTTATGGAGTAGTTATCTTGGTTATAAGATTTCACCCCATGACGTGGCAATATGCATGGCCCTCGTTAAAATAGCAAGGTTAAAAAACAGGAGGACAAAAGATTGCTATATCGATATCGCGGGCTATGCGGCCATCGCGGCAGAGATTGAAAGTAAGAAATCAAAAAAAGATGATAGCTTCCTGACAGAAGGAGAAAGAAGAGGACTGCAAACACTGAAGTATGTTAAAAAGGAGCAAAAGAAAAATGTTCAAACATAATCTAATCTATAAAGAAAAATATATATGGCCGGAAGAACGATTACTTTCCCCTTCGCGCATTCTTAATGCAACAAGCGATAAATCCTTTCTGGAGAAATGGAGAAAGAAAATTGGAGACGAGGAGGCGGATCGCATTGTCGCCCATTCCATTGCTGTTGGTAAAAGTATGCACAAGTATCTGGAAGGAAAAATAAAAAATGAAAAAGGCGATATATTATATAACTTTAATCCCAATAAAAAACTGGCAACAAAACTTGCCAAACTGATTATTAGAAAAGGATTAAAAGATAAGTTGCAGGAAGTATGGGGCGTGGAAGCCTACGTGCATTTTGGTGATTACTATAGAGGCATCGCCGATCTGATTGGCATCTACGAAGATGAACCGTGTATTGTTGATTTTAAACAAAAAAGAAAACCACAACTAGAAAGCTATGATTCCATTAAAAATTATTTTACACAAGCCGCGGCTTACGGTATGGCACATAATCGTATGTGCAAGACAAAGATTAAAAAGGGTGTTGTATTGATTGCGACACATGATTACAAGTTTCAGAAGTTTGTTGTTGAAGGTAATGCATGGCGAAGGCATTGCCGAGACTTTCTTAATCGCCTTAGAACCTGTATGAAGGAGGATTAATGACACAGATACCATTATTTCAACCACCAAGCGAATGGCTTCCTCCAGAGCGTATTCCCGAACTAAGAGAAGCAAAAGAAATTGCCATTGACTTGGAGACATGTGATACAGATTTAAAAACACACGGACCTGGTTGGGCAACAGGTAATGGTTATATTGCTGGTGTTGCTATTGCGGTCGAAGGATGGAAAGGATATTTTCCCTTACGCCACGAAGGCGGCGGAAACTTTGATGAGAAGTTTTTCAAGAAATCATTAAAGGCTATACTGGAACTCCCGTGCGATAAAATATTTCACAATGCCATGTATGACGTGGGCTGGCTTAGGCAATGGGGATTAAAGGTTAAAGGACGCATCATCGACACGATGATCGCCGCACCTTTGATTGATGAGAATAGATTTCGTTACTCCCTAAATGAGCTTGGAAAAGATTATCTCAAGGAAACAAAATCCGAGGGACTGCTCTACGAGGCGGCGAAGGAATGGGGCGTTGACGCCAAAGCAGAGATGTGGAAACTCCCGCCAATGTATGTTGGACCGTACGCCGAACAGGACGCCGATCTGACACTGCGACTATGGCAATATTTCAAGCCAGAGCTTATTAAACAGGAACTTAGTAGCATCTTCGATCTCGAGACACGCCTTCTTCCTTGTCTCATTGATATGAAATGGGAAGGTGTCAATGTGGATCTAGAGAAAGCGGATTCCATTAAAAAGAATCTGATCATACGCGAGAAGAAAATTCTAAAACAGATCAAGGAGGACACGGGCATAGATGTGGATATCTGGGCAGCGGTAAGTGTGGCAAAAGCATTTGATAAGGAAAAAATTAAATACGAGCGCACCAAGAAATCCGGACAGCCAAAGTTTGATAAGAATTTCTTAACCACGCACAAGCATCCACTAGCACGAATGGTAGTGACAGCAAGAGAGATTAATAAAGCACGCACCACATTCATTGACACAATTCTTACACATTCTGTTGACAGTAAAATTCATGCCGAGATCCATCAGATGCGAGGTGACGGGGGAGGAACGGTGACAGGCCGGTTCTCGTACTCGAATCCAAATTTACAGCAAGTGCCTTCTCGTAATAAAGAGCTTGGGCCATTGATTCGTTCCATCTTTGTGCCTAAAGAAGGATGCACATGGGGAAGCTTTGATTATTCACAGCAAGAACCC